GGCCTGTCCACTCTCGGGAACATCTGCAAAAGAAGGAAGTGTAATGTCAGGGTCTATAAATAGAAGAGAGTCGCCCGTACTTGGCTCCCCTACTATATCTTCGAGTTTAAATAAACGTTGTGCTCCCGAAATTGTTAAATGCGTACCTGTTTGATTAACAAATTGCATATCTTGAATTAATACGGCTGCTCTCTTGCCATTCGGATTCGTTAATTTGAGTCCTGCACCACAATTTACCGCTACGAAATTGTTCAATATGCAAAAAGTTCCTTCTATAGTTCCTACATCCGCAAATCCTAATACGAACATTCTCCTCAAAACCGCTGTAGATCTAACTGTATTAACTACCGCGGTATTGATAAAATGCCCTGTACCAGTTGTATTTGAAAAATCTACTTCTCTTAGCACCAATCTTGTGAAATCTCCTACAAATAAAGCTTTCCCGTCTGCAATATCAGTCGTTAATGGGACTAACAATTCAGAATTACCAAGAAATTCTACACTACCTGTATCAGGTATTTTAAATTGAATAACGCCAAGACTAAAATTTTTAGTGAATATATAAGTAGTACCGCTAATTAGTGTTATTACATCATTGACAGGCTTGGGAAATGCATTCATTGACTCAACATATACCCTGTTGTTCAATATAACATCATTCATAACTGTGCCGAAGCTATTCCTCAATCCCATTAGTACGTCCTCCATTCAAGAGCAAATGGAACGCTCATTTCAGCATTTCCATTACTGCTTATAACTAAAGTAGAGGCACCGTCTATGGTCTCAGAGGCATTAGGATCTATTGTCACCGTGTTAGGACTCCCTGTATTCATTCTAATGTAAATTGGTTTAATCGGTACTGTTGCAAGAGGCAACATATTAATCACAACACTACCGCCGGATGCATCTACATTTATAAAATCATCTAACACAGTGACAGAATATGGACTGTCAGCGAATGCTATTTCTGTAGTAGTGGTATTTTCAGCAATAATATAAGCTGCCAATACTTCAGCGGTTACACGCAAAAGCACACCATCACGCAAAATCATAAAGTCATCAGAGTCATTTATACTCGATGCACTCTCAAATCTGCCGATCTCTCCTGCATGCAATATTGTCATTATGAAACTCCTGTATTACAGGTCATTTCTGGTAAAGTTAAGAACCGTACCGATATAATCGTATGCACTTGTCGCAGCGGCATCTACAGTAATTTCCAGAACTATTTTAGTAAGAGCAGTAACTTCAAACGCGGGGGTTGTAACAGTCAAGCGGTCAACTTGAGGGTCAGCATCTTGCCCCACTCCCAAAGTTCCTGTAATTGGCATTGTTGTTACAACTTCGGTAGTAGAATCTGCATAAGTAATACGATCTAACGTAGCACTGTGAGCATCTAAATCAGCAGTAGCATTAGCAAAAACCACATCCATAGTATTCAGTTGGAATCCTTTTGCTGCTGTCGTACGCAATTCCTCAGTAATATCAATCATTAGAACGGAAGTGTTATCTGCTGCTGTTTTTCTAAGAACAGCTAAACCTTGCGATTCCCTGGTAGCAGTAAAAGTTCCAACAGTAGTAACCACAACACTATCTATGCCAAGAAATTTATTGTAATCGGTTTTACCAGTTACCTGAGTAATAGTACCCGCGAAAGCTGCATTGCCTGCGTCTGTTAGTGTCGATGTACTATTTTGGATAATCTTTCCTGTAGTTCCATCAAATCTTGCAAAAGCTTCATCAGTAGCAGAAGCGGGGCCGTCTACCGCATTTGCGCCGGATGCAATCTGATCAGGGGTAAAAGTAGTAGCTAATCCAGTAGATGTATCAAATCCAACAATTTTGTCATCAGTAGCAGCATTGCCACTTGACGCTGGCATACGTCCAATCTCACCACTTGTTATAATTCCTGTAGGCATTTTAAAACTCCTTAATAATTAGATTACCCAGAATGATATCCCCAATATCCGTTATTTCTATCAACAATATTTTCTGTAGTTAAAGTCCCAGTTACAGTTCTATTATTTGTTTGTTTTTTTATCTTGTTATATTCAATTTCCACACGGCTATCATACATTAATGCACGCTGCTCATCACTTCTGTAGTCTCTTAATAAATCGGCTAAAGTTTTATATTCAATCAATCTTGCAGCATTATTAGTAAAATCATTACTAGAACCATCTGTGGTTAAATCTGCATATGTTTTACGATAAAATAATTTTACTGAATATACTTTGTCAGGAGTGTACCAAAGCTCAAACTTATTTTCTCTAAATGTATATGCCCTTGGTAATCCTTGTGCATCCTCAATAAAAATTGATTCATATTCTAATGGTGATAACTTAACCAAAGGATAATGTACTTGCCCTTCAATAATGGTTAATCCATTAGGTATTATAATCTGCTTAAAATCTGTCACACTACCGATAAATAACTCAGGATTTCCAGCAACCGTACTTACAGTAGCGATAGCCTCAGAAAACCAGAATGCATCAGTTTCATAAAACTCAATAGTAGAATTAATCTGTGCATCTATCTGAGCCGAGGTAGGATCAATCAAGTTGCCGTCAGCCAGCTTGCTTGATATTAATGTCCTCAGCCCAGATAATGTAGCCATCTATTTACCCAATAGATCATATGTAAATTGAGCTATTACAGTAATGTCACCAAGTGTGGTTGTGGAACCACCGCCGGTAGTAACCGTCAGCCATCCACCCTCAGTTGCAACAAAACTGATACCAGTTAGCAGGCCATCATCAGTTGGCCATACACGTGAACCCGCATCTTGTGCTATATCTAAAGCATTAAAGAAAGCATTATCATCTTCACCAGTAGTGTTGTCTAATAGGAAACCAACATCTAGAGTAACATTAGTCGCACTATCTAAATCATCAGACACGACAGATAAATGAGTTAAACTAAAGTTCTTTTCAAAACGTATCATTCCTATATCAGTACCTGAAACAGTTACAGCAGGAATAGAAGCAACGGTTTTTTGCCCCAGTACGCCTTGTGGTTCAGAACGCGAAACAAATTTGTTTGTAGCGTCTCCAATACCGGCAGCAAATATGGTTGGATTTGTCATTTTAAATCTCCTTAAGAAGTATGCGCAGCGGCAAAGGTTGAAATAACAGTTGAACCATAATCTTCACTATCGAATTGAAGTTTTTTCACACCGTAGATCATACGTGCTTCAATTCCTTGGATGTAATCATAGTCTTTTAACTGAGTTGAGAATTTGAATGGTACATTGCCTTGTTTATCGGCCTTGGCATCAGAAAGCTCTCCACCAAATCTTGAAGCGAACGCCAAAGCATTACGACCACAAAGAACGGCACGGCGCACAGTAGTAATAGCAGCCGCAGTAGAACTATTTTCACCTGTTGCAACTCGGAATGTAGGTATAATATTGACATTTGCATATTTACCAATCGGTTCCGTTCCATATTTGTCGCCGGTCATGATTGGGTTATTATCAATACGGCCACCCTCTGTAGCACTCAAATAGTTAGTATACCATTGTATTTTACCAGAGGTATCACGTTTAAGATCAACAGATTGCTCAAATGAAATATAAAGATCGAACTCCTGGCCGTCTAAAGCACCAGCATAAGGATAAGTCCTTTGCAACTGCTCAACAGCCGCATCAATCAGATCCAGTGTCATTGTGTCGGCGGATGTCAAAGCTTCATCAGTAGCAGCACCGGCTGCGCGGATAATACGATTAGTAGTTGGCACTCTTATCGCGTTAAGACCCTGTACAAAAGTTCTATCGGTACCAGAATATACCGTACCATCAACTGTAATAGTTGTAGAATCTACACCAGCAAGCTGGTTAAATACAGAAGCATCTAAACGCGATGCATGAAATTGAGGCAATAATGTACGAGCACGATCTTCAAATCTTACTAGAGTTCTTGCTTGCTCAATTGTATCATCATTAGGAGAAGAAACAGCGTGCCTAAACACGTTATATACCATTGAATCACTTTGAAGATCAAGGGCTTCCTCATTTCCTGTTAAAGTTCCACCTTCACCAGTTCCAGTACCGGTCAAGATACCTGTAAAGCTAAAAGTTACATCATCGCCGGCTTCGGCGCGATCTAATTCTTCCGCTCTCATTATTGTACCACGGCGTGCCATACGCCCGAACGCAGTATTTTTGTACATATCGACAAAGCCTAACTTTGACCATAATTTTACGGTCAATGCATTACCTGTTGCCATGCTTGTAGTAGCCATAACGACTGCTCCCATAAATAAATTAACAAAATTGTGATTGTTAATTACTCGGTTACAGCCCGATTACAGCCCGGCGTCGGCGTGGTGAGTAACTTTTTCTTACTGTTTTTACAACCTATTATGGAGCCCGGCGTTGGCATTAGCAGAAAGATACTTATTAGTATTACATATCAATGTATTATTGTCAACCCGCACGAGCTTCTAACTTCTTAATAGCTTGTGCAAACTTATCTTTTCCAAATTTCTCTATATCCTGTATCGACATTGCCAAGAGTTGGTCTGCCGTACGTCCGTCACCAGTTTCACCAGCTGAAGAGCCACCTATAAGAGATGCATTTTTTTTAGCATTCTTTTTTATTGCTTTAATATTAGGTTTTTTCTTTGGTGCTTCTGCAGCTTTATTGTCGGGCTTATAACCCGCTCTAATTGCCATAATTTCAAAATATTCAGTAGGCATCCAACCCATATTAGCAGCCTTAGCTACTTCTTCGTATTCTCCTTGTTTTAGAACCTGAGCAATTTGCGTGTCTGTAGCATAAGGATACTTGGTCTTTATTTGATCAGCATGATGCTTTAGTAAAAATAATTTAGCATTATTATAATCAGGATTAAGCCTAACATGTTCCGATTCCATGGAATCCCATTGTCGCTCTGCAGCGACACGCTTTTGCGCAGCTTCCATTTCCTTAACACGTTGTTCTAATTTGGAATTTTGATAGATAGCATATTTTTCCGGTTCATATTCTTGATCGGGGATCTCCTCTTTTATGGCTTCTGGTTGAGTAGTAGCGTTGGCTTGTCCCTCTAATCTAGCAATCTTCTCGCGTAGCTCCTGATTCTCACGTTCCCTTTGTTCACGCGTCTCTTTTTCTGCTTTTAACTTATGTCTGAATTTAGCACCGGTCAATTCTGGTTCCGGCTTTTCTTCAACGTCTTCGTCTATTTCGGAATCTTCTGCTTCTTCATCATTATCTTGTCCTGGTAATTCGTCTGAATCGTTATCTTCCTCTGATTTATTGGTTTCTTCTTCTGCTTGGGAATTTTCTGTAGCTTCTTCTAATAGTTCCTCTGCAGATTTGATATCCTTTTCGGGCTCATTAGATAATAGTTGCAATTCTTCTAAAATTTTTTGTTCTGTGTCAGCAATTCCCATAATTATTCTCCTTTTTTATTATCCAAGGGATGGACTGTTAAATTATTGATAGCTTTATTCAAGTCTTCTTTTAATTCCTTTACGTCCTGCTTTTGCTTATCAGCACGTAAAGCGAGTTCTTTTATCTTGGTTCTAATCTTTGCAAAAGTGGTCATATAACTAAATTAACCTGACTAACACCGCTTCTTCTTATAACTTCATTCTCAATTTGCTTCTGCTCTCCATCTGCTAATGTTTTCAATGTATCAGCGCGTGTGTTATCGGTTTCAGCTTCTGTTTTTGGAACCTCTGCAACATTCCTAGCTGCCTGAGTTTGCTTAACAAGTGCTTCCCCTTTATCTTTGGCGATCCTTGCCGCTTGTCCCTCCAACGCTAATTGCTGCATAGCTTGCTGCTGCTGCTGCTGTTCAGGTGAAGGTGGTTTAGGAGTTAGGATTTCCATTAATTTCTGCTTATCTGTCTGTGTAATAGGTAGATAAGGGACTACAACAGAGTAAATATTCTGTCCTAACAATGCTAATTTATCGGCCAGACCAATCATAATTTCAGTAGTTTGTTGCTTTTGTGCGGCAGAAGATGGAGATTCACTTATATCAACGTCATATTCCTCCGCTAATTTTTCACTTGATATATTTTCAAATCTAATTGCCCCGTCATTTCCTATAATCTTTACTAAACGACCTTCTGAGTTAGCGGCCAACGTACGTATGAACGTTATCATCAGTCTTGCGTGTTCCTTTTGGTATAATGAAATTGCATCAAAGTAACACCCTAATGTGCTCACTACTTGATTAATACGCTGACTTTCAAATAATGCACTTACTTGTTTATTTTGTGAGTTTCCTAAAAATTCCTTGTTAATGCCTGTTACTTCTCCCAAAGAATCTGTAGAGATAGCATAAATATTTTCGTAACCATTAGGAAGTGAAGCAGTAGCTTTTGGTTGAATTTTACCACCAGCTACAGCCCCATCATTTACCTTAATAGCCGCTTTGGTTGTAGCCCATTGTTGCTCAAATCTAGCCGGGTCTTCTACTGCGGACTCCTCATATATCACTCCACCTTTAGAATTAGCAGCAATAACATACAACATTTCTGTCAGTGCTTTGTTAGCATAACGTGCAGGTTGCTTAAGAGCCGCAACCATTCCAAACCAACGTTCATTTTCATGGTCATAATCACCTGTTTTAAATTTAATAGTAAATCCCTGTTGATCTGGTGATCTGAATTTCCCTAAAACTTCCTCACCTGTAATTATAGCAGTATAATATACGCGTTTTTGATGAGATTGGTAATCTACATTAATATCAAATTGTTTAAATGCAGCCTCCATGTCAGTGCGAATTTGCGGCGTCATAATTAAAAATTCAGCAAAAGGATCAAATTCAAAATAATCCTCCACTGCGTCATCATCAGCAGCCTCTTCCCTTTTGACACGCATTAACTCCATTATCTGGCCAAGTTGATTAACAATAAACGCGTCCTCAATCTCAAACAAAGGATTTTCAGCACGATAGTATGTTTCAAGTCTCCAATATTGGTAATAAAAAACTTCTACTAAATCTTCCTCAGTCACACCAACACCAAAAGCTATTTTGTCATAAAGACCACCAGAGGGATTATATACAAATTTAGTTTGCTCCCCTTTATAACTTTCAAAATCTTCTGGCTGTGAACCAGGGAATTTTTTTACGGCCTCCTCACGATTGAATTTTTTACGTCTGAATAGCCAACGAGAATCTAATAAATTGGGTGCTCGTGCTTGTGGATCCCAATAAATATCATCAAATTCGATATTCTCCGCAACAATTTCTCCATCAGGGTTTGTTTCATATCCTATATTTGTGTCAATAGCACCGTAACCAGTAATTAACATTTCTCTGTCTTGCCGGCTTTCTAAATGATCCATATTTGCATTTTCACGCACATAATTGGACAGAGAATTAAGGTAAGACGACCATTCTTGTTGTTGCACATTGTCAGAGATACGTGCGACATATTCAGGTTTGCGCCTGAGTTGCACCATAAATCCAGTTACAGCATCTATATAAGGTTTGACTTTATTGAAAATAACCATCGAGCGGCGGCTTTTATCTGTGACTGTTGCCGTGTAGGCCATGGCATCACCAGCGTGGAAAGCATGGTCATTTCTTGCCTCAGTGTGCTGCTCATCAAGAGAGCCCTCTGATATATTTTTATGTCTTTCCCATTGCTCTAGGAGCTTTTTATCACTCTTGATTGGCATTGTAACCTACATCAAATTCGTCATATTCATAATCACCTACTGTAACAACGATAACACTACTTTTTTTAACCATGTATGTTAAAATATCATTTACCATGTCATTATATCGCTTTCATCAAAATCACCTTCGCACAAACTCTTCAAAGTCTGCCCCCCCTCAAGATACACAACATTTATCTTCGGAAAACGGGCTTCTAAATCCCTATCTAAAATACGGGCTAACGCATCAATCATATCATCATGACGACCTACCGGAAAGACTGTAAGCTCTTCTTTTATAAAAAGTTCTACCAGATCGTAGGTGTTCCCGTCAATACTATCATACATTACACTTTTAGGCAAGTAGACGCGCTCATTCTCAAATAATGGAATTAACTTGCGTATTCTATCCTCTTTTCCAACTTGCCCTTTAACTTCAACAATGCGGAATCTATAGTTTCTTTCATCTTGTTCTTTTGTGATATAAAAGGAATCTGTCATCATTCCATATTGTTCAATCGCAACGACAGGGGGTTTTCCTGATAACTTATTCCATTTTTGATGTAACTCTATCAGTTTATTAACACGTTCCGTGGGATTGAATCGATCACGCACTAAATCAAGAATATAATAGTTATTATCATTAGCCAGTCCTACTACAATCATTGCCGTATAGTCAGGATCAATTCTTTCTTTGTTTTTTTTGGTGTTTGCGGGGTCGTATAATATATAAACATTCATCCCATGAGCTGTAAACTTACGAGAATAATTATTATAAAACTGAATCCACCGATGTTGAAATTCCCCCCCCTCCTTCAGGCGTTGGGCGTTGCAAATACTGACCCACAAAACCATACATACCTAATTCTGTGAGTTTTTTGTCAAGCTCATCCTCTCCCATCCTGTCTTTTTGCAAGAATGTGGAAGCAACTTGTGTCCATTGACAGATGAATGGATAAAAATGTGGTACATATACAATGGAATATGACTCAGTCATAAAAAAAGAATGAAATTC